TATAAGGCCAGTTTGAACTGGAATTACGGTTGTATGTGGTTTGCGTACCTGCGAGGTACGCTGTCCGGCACGACGATCAAGAGCGCCACGCTGACACTGCACAGAAAGACGGGCAGCGGCTCCGGCAGCGCCAAGACGGTGTACCTGTGCGCCATCACCAACACCTCCGCCAGCGGGTCGCCGAGTATCGCCGCGAACTTCGGAGCCATTGGCACGATTGGGCGCAACGCACAGGTAACCTTTGCGATTCCCATCGCCGCTGTGCAGGGACTTGCCAATGGTACCTATGGCGGGCTGTGCCTGTACGAGTCCAAGTACAACTTCGGCTCGTCCACCTACTCGAACTGCTACATGCGCATGAGCGGTTCGGACACGATCCTCAAGCCGTATCTGACGGTTGTCTACAACGATCCCACTGCGGTGGGCTAAGGAGGGTATGAATTGATTATTGTGATCCCTTTTGAAGGGCGGGTGAGAACGATCATCCGCTCCTCTTTCATTGCCGCGAAGAGAGTGACGGAAACCCAATACGATCTCAGAGGCGAGCAGTTCCAGATGACCGGCGTGACGGCACAGCAGGTGCTGATCCTGCCGGATGACGCGAGCATTGCGGAAGGACAAGTGCTGACAGATGATGTGCTCATGCGTGCGCTGCCCTTGGAGAGTTTCGTCACGGTCAGCGCCGAAGAGGCCCTGCCCAACGCATTAGGGCTGCTTCTTCGATTGGCCATTGCAGATGGACGGCTCACCGACACGGAGTTGCTTTCCATCCAGCCTGCATTGGAGGGACGAGTGTGGAAGCCGGGACTTTCTGTGCAAGCAGGGGACGTGTACACCTACGGTACATTCCTCTGGCGATGCTTGCAGGCGCACACAACGCAGGGTGACTGGCCGCCTGATGTTGTACCCGCGCTCTGGCGCAAGGTGGAAGTAATCTCTGAAACCGAGGTGCGCGTCTGGCAAGTGGGCGTGGACTACGCGGTTGGCGATGAGGTGGCCTATCCCGATGAAGACGGTCAAAAGTATGAGTGCTTGCAAGCTCATACCTCGCTGGTAGGCTGGGAACCGCCGCATGTGCCCGCGCTATGGAAAAGCACCTCAGATTCTTGATTGGAGGACAACATGGAAGAAAATTATTCGCCCATAAGCGGACGTATCCTCACGAAGGATGGAAAGATAACAAATATCGTTGATATTCTGGGCAACGGTACACCTGTTGACGAAAAGCAATATGACATCGACCAATATGCGCCCCATAGTGGTCGAGTCCTCGGTGAAGATGGCAAAGCATACAGCCTTGTGGAGCTGCTAGGGGGTGCAGGCAGTGATGCGGAACCTGGCGGAAAACCTTCAGCCGACTATATGGACAAGATGTGTCTGCGATTTGAGGAGACCGCCCCCATCGTAGAATGTCATCCTGTGGAAGACACGCAGATCAAAGTGATGACGCGTATTGCGGCCTTGCAGCACTTCGATTGGGGGAAGCGCGAAGGCGCAACCTCACAGGCGGCTGAACCCAGCCCGGACGCACCGCAAACGCTGACGGATTCCGTCCCTGCCGGAGAATACTATGTGCCCAGCACATCCCAGGAGGGAGGCTTTTGGAAGGTGACGCTGGACGAGCCTTTGAGAAGCGCGGGCGCATACAAGGACACGGTCGAAATCGATCAATTTACGGGAAACTACAGGGTTGTTCGACAGGCTGGTGTCTTCCAGATCACCAGCATAAAGGTTCCATTCTCATCGGGTTCTGGAGGCTCATTCTGGAATCTGCCGCAGTATTGTGCGCCAGGGATTACATCGCCATCAAGCATTTCATGCTCACACTTCCCTGCATCCTGCTTCTCAACCAATGAGAATTACGACTTCATATGGACTTCGCCGAGCGGCATGTCGAGTTATTTTGAGACCATCGACGCCTTGAACGCCTTTTGTCTGGAACAAGAAGACAAGGGCACGCCGGTCACCTTCCGATACCACAGGGAACCCGCGATTGCGACGGGGCAAGCAGCACACATTGCAAGCAACGGTGGCCTGATATCTCTCAACGTGATTGACATGGGCCTCTCCATTCCCGATCCCGACCATCCCTCCGCGATCACGGGATGGGACAGCGTGAGCATGACGCGTTGCGGAAAGAATCTGCTCAATCTGTCGGATACCTTCACCATGGGAGCGTATGGATTGAAAACCGAGATGACTGCGGACAACCGGTTCCACCTCTTCGGAGATTACACGGGTGCTCTGGCTGTGCCATCCTTCTCATTTGCGGATGTGGGCAAAAAGGAATGTCAGAAATTGCGTGCGCTCGGCGTGAAATTCAAGGCGATTGGCGATACGAAACACATCAAGTCCATTCGCTGGACTGGAAATGGTCAATCGCGGATTGCCATTGATATGGGTAATATGACTCCGGGAAGCTATGATATCACCTTTGGGGTTGTGGCCTATGTCGGGGATGCACCCTCGGAATGCGAAGTGTATCATGGCGAAGCATGGACATCCGAGCTTCCTGAGACCGTCTATGGCGGCGTATACAACTGGGAGACGGGCGAGCTCACGGTGGATTGTGGGAGATATGTAGCTACGCACGTCAGTGCTCTGGCGGCTGTTTATGATTCGGTAGCAGTAGGTAGTGTGGTGCTGCCTACACGAGCGGTCACGGCAAGATCGGGGGTGTCCCTCTCGGACAGGCTCCCGGAAGTGGTGTCGTATGCGGCGGACAGCGAAAGCTACTACACCAACCAGACCATGCTGTATATCAAGCTGGATAAATCAAGACTAGCAGAAGCGACCGCTGAAGCCATGACTGCGTATCTTGCAGAGCATCCGCTTACGGTGGTGTATAGGCTGGAAACGCCATTCGTGATGCAGATTCCCGCTCAACAGGTCATCGCCTATCCTGACGTCAATACGCTTTTCAGTTCCACCGGCGACACAACCGCAGCAGGGTACACAAGCCCCATCTATCTGACCCAATCCATATTGGATAGGCTGGCAGCTTTAGAAGATACAGTTGCCAAGAAATGAGCAAGGCGCAAATTCATCAACGAGTAACAGACCGCTCAGATTTGGGCGGTCTTTACTATATCCATTTTGCACTCGACAAACAGAAGGAGGAAACGACATGAGAAACTTTTCGATCGATCTTGTCTGGGCCAAGGTTCAGACGGCGGTGGCCGCGATTGGCGGCTACCTGGGTTACTTTGTGGGAGGTGTGGATGGCCTGATGACCGCGCTCATCATCTTCATGGTGATCGACTACATCACCGGCCTCATGTGCGCCGTGGCAGATAAGAAGCTGTCCTCGGCGGTGGGCTTCAAGGGCATCTGCAAGAAGGTGCTCATTATCCTGCTGGTAGGCGTGGCACACATCGTGGATCTGCATGTAGTCGGCACTGGCAGTGCGCTGCGCTCTGCCGTGGTGTGCTTCTATCTGTCCAATGAAGGCGTTTCTCTTCTGGAGAATGCCGCGCACCTCGGACTGCCCATCCCGGACAAGCTCAAGATGGTTCTGGAGCAGCTGCATGACCGCGACGACAAAGGCAATACGACCACGGGTGACGGCGAATAACCGTCACCCGTTTCAGGAGGTTTCAACATGGCAGAGAGAATCTACACACCGTTCACCAATGAGCACTTCGCGGCCTATTGCCTGAAAATGGTCGGGCAGCCGTACTGGTATGGCACTTGCGGCTACAAGGCTACAACGAGACTGCTCGCCAGCAAGACGAAGCAGTATCCTTCACACTACGGCTCCAGCCGCACCAATCGCTACAGGCAGGACATCGCCAACAAGGCAGCAGTGGCCGATTGCATCGGCGGCGCGAAAGGCTATGCCTGGACGGGCGGCGGTCAGGCTATTCTGGACGCAATTGGCACGGATGCCGCCATCCCCAACAAGTATGGCTCCAACAACTGCCCGGACAAGGGCGCGGATTCCATGTTCAGCTATGCCAAGAGTAAAGGTTGTTCCTGGGGCTCTATCGGCACACTGCCAGAGGTAGTCGGCCTTGCGCTGCACAAGTCCGGTCATGTCGGCTACTACGTCGGGAACGGATATGCCGTCGAATGGAAGGGTTTTGCCTACGGATGCGTCAAAACAAAGGTATCTGGCCGTGGCTGGCAGTCCTGGTACGAGCTGCCGTTCATCGACTATGGCGAGGGCATCGTCGCCTCTACGCCATCGCAGTCCACGACCAACGTGGCCTTGGGCAGTCGTCTACTCAAGAAGGGCATGAGTGGCAGCGACGTGAAGGCGCTGCAGGAACTGCTGCTCCAGCTTGGCTATTCGCTGCCCAAGTATGGCGCGGACGGCGACTTTGGCTCCGAGACCGAAACCGCAGTCAAGGCTTTTCAGAAGGTTGCCGGTCTGGAAGTGGACGGCAAGTATGGCGACAAGACGCATGACGCGCTCATGGATGCGATTGCTGACGCGAATGCCAGCATGACTCAGCCCGATCAGAGCGATCCGCCCGAGACGGCTGCGCCCACGCCTGCGGGAAACACTGTCACCATCGTGTCTGATGGCGGCAAGGTGAACATCCGCAAGGGACATGGGACGAGTTATGGCAGCATCTCGCAGGTCACTCCCGGTACAACATTCGAGTATGTCGCCACGGCGGCCAACGGCTGGAATGCCATTGTGATCGGCTCACAGGTTGGCTGGGTATCCGGTAACTACTCGAAGCGCAATTGATTCAGCGGGGACTCCTCCGGATGGGGGAATCCCCGCCTTTTTCATTTTTGGATGACTACCAGACTCAGTGGATCATCGCCACCAGCGCTTCCACAACGGCATGGTATTCCTCGCACTTCTCACGAAGGGCGACCGTCTCGGCCCGTAGCTTGGCGTTCTCCTCTTCCAGATCGCGCAGCCGCTGCCGCTGATTGTCGCCGTCCTCTGCAAGCATCTCCCTGGCCAAGGCGAGAGCGTCCTTCTTGGGTTCTCCCGCAGCGTCCCTGCGTCCGCGCTTCGGGGCTACCTTTTCTGGTTCATCCTTCTCGTTTGCCTTGCCACCGCTCTGCCAGCGCTGCAGTGTGTGCGCACGAATGTGCAGCTCCGCGCTCACTTCCTCAATGGTCTTGGTTTCCAGCATGGCCAGGGCTTCCTGTTTCTTGGCGTTAGAATACTTCGGCATGATTACTCTTCCTCACTTTCAGTTTCTTTGCGGTACGAGGACTCGATGGCCTCGTTCATGTCATAGAACATCACTTTGTTCTCAGCATCGTAATGGCCCTCCACACGATAACGCTTTCTTCTGCTGTAGTTCGGAATGAGCTTCACGACCGTATCGTGCATGTTGCGGTTGTTGATGCTTAGCGTCGTCTTCTGCTCGGCCCTAGGCTTGGAAAACGACGTAGACTTGCTCTCCGTTCCCTTGCACACGCGAATGGCGAAGATGTGGTGCTCCACATTGAGGCAAAACTGCACATACGGCGGGAAGTTCAAGTCTTCCAGCACACGACGCGAGAATGTGATGCCGTTGACGTTAATATAGATGACCGGCGTGGCGTTCGAGTTGATATCGATGACCTCGAGATTGTACTGAGAAAAATCAAAGCCCATTGTGTTCCGTCCTTTCTTCGGTTGTTCTTTGAACTCTGTGCTTGGTTCCATCAATGCCCGGCTCTACGCTCTCGGGGCCAAGTGTATTGATGGAGTCGATGATGGCCAGAAACTGGAGCCGTTCCTCTTTCGTCCAGTCCGCATCGAGCAGAAAATAACCGCGCAAGGCACCAGACTTGACCCTTGCAACAGTGAATTTCTTTTTGATGGTTTCCGGGAGGGATGCTTTTCTCCGGCTTCGTCCGGCTGCGAGAATCTCTTGCGCCCTTTGCCACTTGCTGCGCTGGATAATGGCAGGATGATCGTTCTCCCATATCCATTGGGGCAGGATGTCGTTGTTCTTTACGGCCTTGTGTGTCAGGTAATCCTTTGAAAAGGTCTTCTGATAGCGCACATCGCCACAATACTTCTCATTGGACAGGATGTTGCGAATCGTCGCCGCATGCCAGCGATCCATTCCCTTGGGGGATCGGATGCCCTGGTTTGACAGCGAATCCGCAATGCCCTGAAAGGTCGCGCCTTCGAGAAAGCTATCGTAGATGTACTGGACAATCTCTGCTTCGGCGGGCTCGATCTTGACCAGTCCGGAATAATCACGATAGTACCCGATGGTGTTCTTGACGTTGAACTTGTACAGGCCCTCCTGCATGCGATACCGGATGCCTTCCTTGATCGCTATGCTTTTCTGCTGGCTCTCCAGCTCGGCCAGAGCCGAGAGAATCGAGATGATGAGCTTGTTGCCGGTGTCGCTGGTGTTGATGCCCTCGCTCTCAAAAATGACCGCCACGGGTGGGTTCAGGTCTGACAGCTTCCGCAGGGTGGTGAGGATATCAACGATGTTGCGCCCAAGCCGGCTGATGCTCTTGGTCATGATCAGATCGATCTTACCAGCCTCGGCATCGTCCAGCATCCGCAGGAAATCCTTTTGCTTCTCCATTGAGGTGCCGGAGATTCCTTCGTCCTTGTAGATGTCCACCAGTTCGTAGCTGGGGTTCGCATCGAAGATCGCCTGGAAATGCTGTACCTGCATCTCAAAGCTGCCAACCTGGGCTTCTTCCATTGTGCTGACACGACAATAGGCCGCGACGCGAATCTTCTGTGCGATCTGATAGGCGTACATCTTCCGAGTAGGCTCGATGACCTTCACCTTGCGCTCACCGCGACGGTTCTTGGCTATTGCATCTCGAATCCGGCTCTTTTCCTTTTCCCTCGGGCTTGTCTTTTCACTGGCGCTACGGGCCTGTTCAATTCTATCTGCGTCCAGTTTCTTCGGCATGCCGCACGCGCACTACGGAGCATAGCATGACCATGTTTGTGCGCCTCCTTTCTGATGAATCTGAACCAACGGTTACACCTCCTTCTGCCGATTGCTTTATGCAAACGCATGCCAGGCACGCGATTGCATCAAAAGGGCGGCTATTGCCGCCACAACGAATATGCCATCGACAGAAATATGATCGGCATGACCGGTGGGCACCTCAGAATCACCAGATCGTGATGCCTGTCTGTGATTGATTCGTTCAAACGGCTGCCCATCTTTCCAAAGGATGTGAGGAGCCACCGTTCCTCAGAACGGAGTGACGGTTATGACATTACAGGAAAAGCAGCGCGTATCTGACCTTCGGGCACAGGGCATCAGCTATAAGGCCATCGCCGAGACCATTGGCGTGACGGAGAACTGCGTCAAGAAATACTGCCAGCGGAACAAGCTGGGCGGTACTCGCGCAAATCTCAATCACCCGGTCACGGAAGATCTGTGCCCTGAGTGCGGTTCGCCCCTTACGCTCTCTCACACCGGAAGGCGCAGACGGTTCTGCTCGGATGCCTGCCGTCTTGCCTGGTGGCATAAGCATCCTGAGCAGCTCTCGCATAAGGCCAAGTACGAATACCACTGTCCGGTCTGCAGCAGACCGTTTTCTGCTTATGGCAACGCCAACCGGAAGTATTGCTCTCATGCCTGCTACGTCCAGGCACGTTTCTCCGGGCAGGAAGGAGCTGCCCATGACTGACGCGCAGTTCCGAAGCGAGAAGCTCTTTCTTGCGACCATGTCCGTGGTTCGCTCCATGCTGCAAAGGGCCATCATTACCACCGAGGAATACGCCCAGATGCGCGATCTACTCATCGCAAAATATCAGCCTCCTATCAGCTCCCTGACTGCCACACAAGCTGAAAACTTAGCTTGACTTTGCTTTGTATCAGAGTGATCTATAGTGGCGAAAGGAGTTGATACAATTGGCAACAGTCATAAAGCTCGAAAAAACAAAGCCAAACGCACCGCCTCGGCTCCGCGTCGCGGCATACGCCCGGGTATCAATGGAGAGCGACCGGCTGCAGCATTCGCTGGCCTCGCAGGTCAGCTACTACAGCGAGCTCATCCAGTCGCACCCGGAATGGACATACGTCGGTGTTTATGCCGACTACGGCATTTCCGGCACGAGCAAGGAAAAGCGCCCGGAGTTCATGCGGATGCTAGATGATGCAGAGGCCGGAAAGATCGACATTATCCTGACCAAATCGCTGTCCCGCTTCGCCCGCAACACGGTCGACATGCTGGAAACGGTACGGCACCTGAAGGAGATCGGTGTTGAAGTTCGCTTTGAGAAAGAGAAAATCAACACATTCGACGGCAAGGGCGAAGTGCTGCTTACGCTGCTCTCGTCCTTTGCGCAGGAAGAAGTCCGGTCGCTCAGCGAGAACGTCAAGTGGGGCGTTCGCAAGCGCTTCGAGCAAGGCATCCCCAACGGTCACTATCGGGTGCTCGGTTATCATTGGGAGGGCGATCATCTGGTCATCACGCCGGATGAGGCGATTATTGTTCGCCGCATCTACCAGAACTTCTTGGACGGCAAGTCGCGCATTGAAACCGTAAAGGAATTTGATGCGGAGGGCATTCGTACTCCTAAGGGCTACAAATTCCAAGATTCCTCGGTGAAGAAGATTCTGACCAACATCACCTACACGGGAAACATGCTGCTGATGAAAGAGTACACCGCCGATCCCATCTCCCACAAGAGAAAGATAAATCGCGGAGAGCTCCAGCAGTATTTCGTGGAGAATACGCACGAGCCGATCATCGACATGGAGACCTTTCAGTACGTTCAGGCCGAGATGGCACGGCGCAGAGAACTCGGCCCCTTTGGTAATAAGTCGTTGAACCTGACCTGTTTCTCAACGGTCATCAAGTGCGGGATTTGCGGCAAAAGCTACGTTCGCAGCAACCGCTACCACAAGGGCAAACCCTATGCGATCTGGATGTGCAGCAGGCGCAAGAGAACCATCGCCTGCCATTCAAAGGACATCCCCGAGGACATCCTCAAGCGAGTCTGCTGCGAAGTTCTGGGGCTCGACGAGTTCTCGGACGAGGCGTTCAGCGCTGCCATTGAGCACATTACCGTCATCGGCAAGGATCAGCTGGACTTTCATTTCCGGGATGGCCACATCGTCCATCAGAAGTGGCATTCCACCGCAAAGAAGGACTGCTGGACACCCGAACTCCGTGCCGCAAAGGGTGCTTATGTCAAGGCGCACCAGATCAGCTGCAATCCCTCCTGTTTTTCCAGCAGGATCATCTGCGAAACCTGCAACGCATCGTTTCGTAAGCAAACGCAGAGCCGGGTCAACGGCACGGCAGTCACGTGGCGCTGCGTTGCCAAGGGATACGGCTGCAAACACAAGGGCCTGCATGAAAGCGATATCCGCGAGGCTGTCGCGGGGATGATGCTTTTACCCGCTTTTGACGAGGAAGCCTTCAGGCAAGAGATCGATCATCTCTCGGTGAATGCTGACCTTCTCATGACCGCGCATTTCCGGGATGGACATACGGCCACTCACCAGTTCTCGGGCAAGAAAAAGCAGCCCAAGTGGACGAAAGAGCAGCGTCAGCACTTCAACGAGGCCACGCGCCGCAGAAAGGAGGCCAAACTAAATGCCCGTAGTCAGGACAATCCCAGCGACGATTAATCGCCATACGGCGCAGCCGCTTGCACAGGTAACCAAACGGCGCGTGGCCGGGTACGCCCGTGTCTCAACCGACAGCGACGAGCAGTACACCAGCTACGAAGCCCAGATTGATTATTACACCTCCTACATCAACAGCCGCCCGGAATGGGAGTTCGTCAAGCTCTATGCTGATGAGGGCATCACGGGCACCAGTACCAAGCACCGCGAGGGATTCAACCGCATGATTGCCGACGCTCTGGCGGGGAAGATCGACCTGATCATCACCAAGTCGGTCAGTCGCTTTGCCCGCAATACCGTTGACAGTCTGAGCACGATCCGCAAGCTCAAAGAGCACAATGTGGAGTGCTACTTCGAGAAGGAAAACATCTGGACGTTCGATGGCAAGGGTGAGCTGCTGATCACCATCATGAGCAGTCTGGCGCAGGAAGAATCCCGATCCATCTCCGAGAACTGTACCTGGGGCCAGAGAAAGCGCTTCGCAGACGGCAAGGTAACGGTACCCTTCAAGCGCTTTCTCGGATATGATCGCGGGCCGGACGGAAACCTTGTACTCAATGAGGAGCAAGCCATCATTGTGCGTCGTATTTATAGCATGTTCCTTCAAGGAATGACACCGCACGGGATCGCCAAGGCCCTCACTGAAGAAGGGCTACCCACACCGGGCGGCAAGTCCCGCTGGTCAAGCGGCACAATACAGAGCATCCTGTGCAACGAGAAATACAAGGGCGACGCGCTTTTGCAGAAGTTCTATACCGTCGATTACCTGACCAAAAAGCAACGGCGCAATGCCGGTGAAGTCCAGCAGTATTACGTTGAGGGGAACCATGAAGCAATCATCCCTTCTCCGGTTTTTGACATGGTGCAGCGAGAACTGGCAAAGCGCAAGCCCGGCCCCAATCGACACAGTGGCGTTTACGTTTTCTCGGGCAGCGTTTACTGCGCAGAGTGCGGCGGGCTTTACGGCTCCAAGACCTGGCATTCCACGGATAAATATCGCCGGGTCATCTGGCAGTGCAACAAGAAGTACGACAAGGGTGCTCATTGCAAGACCCCGCACCTGAGCGAAGACGAGCTCAAATCTTCCTTCATCTCTGCCTTCAATAAGCTGCTGACGGAGCGCGATGAAATCCGTGAGAATTTCGACCTTCTCCAGCAGCAGATCTTCAACCACGATGAATTGGAAGCTCAGCGCTCCGAGGTCGCTGCCGAAGAAGAAGTCGCTTCCCGCTTGATCGAGCAGTGCATCCAGGAAAACGCCCGACGTGCCATTAACCAGGAGGAGTACAAAAAGCGCTATGAGGCGCTTTGCACCAGGCACGAAGGCATCCAGACCCGGCTCGATGAGATCGAAGCGGAAATCCAAAGGCGGAAGACGAAACGGGCGACGATCCAGCAATTCATCGACACCCTGAAGAAACAGCCTGACCTGATCACAGCCTTTGACCCGATCCTGTGGGGGACGATGGTCGAGCGGGTGACGGTTCATAGCAAAGACGATATTCGCTTCACCTTCAAGAACGGCTCCGAGATTCGCGCCTAACGCAACAGGCACCACGCTACTGTGGAATGCAGCGGTATGGTGCCTGTTTTCGTTTACCTTTCCGGTTTCGTGAATTTGCTTATCAGTGGGTATAAGAGCTGAATGTCTATCAGGGGAACGTCATACTCTTTTTCGATACCAATCGAGACGCTGTCGGCCCATTGAATGAGCTTCATCAGCTTGCGCTTCTGCTTATTGTCATGCCATACAAGCGCTTCGGACATGATGATGTCACCAGTCAGCTTAATCTTGCCGCATCGTTCATCTGCCTCAACCCACACATTCAACTGGAAGTATTCCGCTGCGGCCAGCGCCATTTTTGTGGCCCGTTTGAACCTCCATCGTCGCCAAGGAGATGGCATTTTAACCGTCTGCGCAGCATGCTTTTCAAAATCACGGTGTAGCCTTTCCAGTCCCTCTCGGTGGGCAGCTTCCTCGGCTTCAAGCTCCGCAGGAGCCATTCTGGCAAATTCCTTTTTCACTTCCGCATCTATGCTGCTCATTTCCCAGACCTTTTTCAGGTAGTGGTTCTCGCTGGCGATTATCGGCATGCGCCATCCCTCCTTTGAGCTTTAATCATCACCACTTCAACGCCGTGGGCCTCTGCATAGTCGATGGTGTTCTTCGTGCCGCCATTCTCGCCATTGAAAACAGCAATGACCATACTTGACCTATCAACCATCCACTCGTTCCTCTTCTGATAGCTAGCCATGCTGAAGGATGGACATACCTCTTTGATGAGGTCGGCTTTCTGCAGAATCGCTCGGTAGCGCTGCTGCCACTGTCCGCTCCAGCGCTTTTCAAAATCCGGGTGAGGGAGGGCGCAGATCAGGTGGATGGAAGGATCGGCATCGCGGTATTGCAGGACAAGTTCTCCAGCGTAGATGTCCGTGCCTCGTGCCATGCCTGTGATGAACGTCCGCTTACCCGCAGCAAGTGCAGCCTCGATGGCCCGGGCGAGACCACACTTTATTTCGTCCTCGCTGTCCATGAGCTTTTCCGGGCGATGGCCGGTGAAGCAGCAACGTCGCTGTCGTTTTTCCTGTTCTGTCATAAAATCACCACTATCACTCAAAAATGCAAATGCTGTCACTCAATTATATCATTCAAGCCTTTTTGTTGGAATACCCTGACGGTCAAAAATCACCAAAAATTTCGATACCAATCTAAATCTGTATAGATTTCTTACCACTCAGGAATCCGATACAATTATTCGTAGGTGGTGAGAATATGATCAATGTCCGCGAGCACTTACAAGAACTAATGGACGAGCGCGATCTGAACATGTATGCGTTGGCAAAGCGTTCCGGCCTGTCATGGAACACGATCAAGAACATCTTTTCGCGCACGACGAACCCGACCGTCACAACGCTTTCCATGCTCTGCGATGGACTCGGAATCACGCTGGCGCAGTTCTTCGAGGAGGAACAGGATGTTACCCATCTCACGGCTGAACAGCAGCACCTGATCAACCGATGGAATCAGCTGACAGATCGGGAGAAAGAATCCATTAGCAGCATGGTCGATATCATCCTAGACCAGCGCAAATAGAGAGGTACGCGGCCTTGACCGGTACCTCTCTATTTGCTATGCACAAAAGAGCGGATACCATCAGCCGCTGCTGGTGATATCCGCTTTTATTATGTTAGGTGGGAAAACTGGAACTTGTCGCTCCGTCAACCTGTATGTACTACATCACAATAGCCATGCTTCTCCTTGATCCGGTTTATTTAAGTATTCTGTGCGGCTTTTTCGGCGGCGGTGATATGAATGGGATTTCTCTGCTGGTTCCCGAAGCAGTGGCACGAATCGGATACGGTGTTTTGCTGATTATAAATGCTATGTTGTTCTGGAAACGAGTTTTACCAGCTTATACACATGGGTTTCAGAAGGTGGACGCCGAATGACATCTGATTTCGAGAAGCCCTCCATAATGATTGAAATAATTTTATGTTGACTCGTCCTCCGCATTCTTTGCAGCGCACCTGCTCTGTTTTATTTCGACTCTCGAAAATGAGGACAGACTCCATTTTTCCTCATTTCGCATGTAGCATTTGCATTTAAACTGTTGACATCTTAGGCTGATTTCGATATCATTCTCTTGGAGCATAGCTGACTTCCTTCTTGCTTGTGTTGCAACTTCAAGATAAGTCTTCTATGCTCTTTTTTGCAACTCTTTTTTCCTTTGGCCTAATTTCCGTGAAGAACCAGAAAAATGCTAGATTTACTGGTAAAAATGACCCCTCTGTATGAAAGTGACCCCCTCTTATGGAGAAATGACCCCCCTCCAATAAAAAATGACCCCGGGGTCATGCAGCGATTTGTGTTTCGTCCCATTGTATCAAATACGGTAATAAGATTTCGAGGAAGGTCAACCCTGCCAATTTGTCCTGGAAGGCTTTGAGCTTTGCCGTGCGAGTTCGCAGAACTTCCGTAGCACGGATTTCTTCAAACTCCTTTTGCAGCTTATGGAGGAACAAAGGATCGATCACCTTGTGAATGTTTTCGATCGACGTATAGTGCATACCGCTGCTAC